TTTGCAGAGAATGCCTCCACGCCGGGGCAAGCGGCGCGCGTAACGCTTCCTTTCCAGAACAGCTTTATCGCCGCGCCGCCCCGTATTTAGGAGCGCTGCTTAAATCCGGGGCGGCGCGGCGATAGTGTCGTTTTCGCGAACCAAGGTTATGCGCGCCGCTTGCCCCGGCGTGCAGGGTTTTTCGACATATCCGACGCAATCAGGTGTAGGATTTGTCATAGCGATCAAAAACCGCTCAGCTTGTGAGATAACAGGAAGCCGATACATGCTAAAGCCCATCGCAACGATCATCTTCGTGGCCGCCTTTTTCTGTAATCCTGCTTTCGCCGCCGACTCGCCCGCAGACAGGCCCGCGTCGGCGGAATCCGAGGCAACCAAGCTCGCCGAGAAAAAGCTTCAGGCGGTCATCCCCGACATTGATCTCAACAACGCGCCTCTTACCAACGCCGTGGATAAGCTTCGCGATGCCAGCGGAGCAAGTATATTCGTCAACTGGAAACGGCTTGAGACGGCTGGCGTTCGCCGCGACACGCCGATCACCCTTCATCTGCAAGGCAAGCGCGTCTCAACGATTCTGGATTTGATCCTGGCGGTCGCCGACGCCGACAAGACGAAATTAGGCTATGCGATCGACGATGGCGTGATTGTTATCAGCAGCGCTGACGAGTTGAAAAACGCGATCACGCGCGTTTATGACATTCGCCAGTTGCTGCCCGCCGGGGCGGCGGCCCAGACACGGGTGGAGGCGATCGAAAAACTGCTGACGAATCAGATCGACCCGCCCTCCTGGCGCGATCACGGCGGCAGCATCGGCGCAATCCGGCTGTTGCAGGGCCAACTGATCGTGACGCAAACCGCCGAAAATCACGAGAGGATCGCCGCGATGCTCAAGGATTTGACGGCGCTGCTGACGAAATAGCCGCACGGCCGCGCGATGATGGTGTTGTCGTTCGATCTGAGTGTTATAATCGTTGTGACATAGTTGGCGAAATCGGACCGCTTTGTGCGAGCTCGCCTGATCCGATGTTCTCGAGAATCCTAAACGTCGGAGCATCCTGATGCGGCGGTTTAAGTGGATCGAGTGGAACCTGCTCAAGATAGACGCACACGCGCTTTCAGCCGCTGAAGTTGAGGCGGCGTTCGATAATGTGTTCACAGTGCGTGAGCGCAAGGATGGTTCTTTTGAGATGTTCGCCGCGACACCTTCTGGCCGTCGAATCTGGGTTATCTGGCGCTATGATCGAGAAGAGGACGAGATGCCGGATATTTTCGAGGAATTGGACGATGCTCCAATTTTCGTGATTACCGCATATTGAAAGGAAGTTTATGCCCGCTCCGGAAATTGACAACCGCAGTCCTGGACGCCGAGCCAGAGACGAGGAACTCGCGGCGGAGATGCCCCTTCAGCCGATCGATCTAGCCCCCAACACAGTCGGAAAACCAATTGAAACTCATCTTCGTGGCGTCCGTCGGCATCCCCTAGCCGTCGAGGGAATTGTGGAAAATGGTCTGGTCCGACCAGTTGATCCCACGGTGAAGCTGCCGGAACAGTCGCGGGTGATCATTGTCGCGGCGGGCGCGGTGGCGTGATAATTCGCGTAATCGATCATGACGCAAACCCGCGAGAATCGCCGCGATGCTCAAGGATTTGACGGCGCTGCTGGGGAAGTAGTCGTGGTGCCGTAATCGATTACCTTGAAGCCTTCGATCATCGCCTTTTTATTCTGTAATTCATCGAGCCGGGGCTGGAGCCTGGTCTGTTCTTCTTCGAGCCGGTGTTGTTCGGCTCGAATGACCCGGATCCGGTGTGCCTGATGTCCAAGATCATCGAGCGGCTGTTTCTCGTCGTTATAACGATCCTGCAGTGCTTTGAGTTGTTTTTGCTTTTCGGCGATATCCGGGGTGCCCGCCGCTTCGTTCTTGATTTGTTCCGCGAGATCATTCATCTGCTTTTGCAGACGGAAATGCGATTCGTATTTTTGTTGGAGGAGGACCTGGGGGTCTGCGCCGATTTCCCCCAGCACCTTGTCAACCGCCGATTTTCCGTCAGCGATTTTCTGCAATCGAGCCGACTCGCCAGTTTTCAGGGCTGAGATTCTCTCGTCGACATCTTTCAGCTCCTCTTTCCTGACGCCGTTCTCGTAAGCGTGGATGATCGATGCGACGGCGATGGGCGCGACGACGCGCGCGTCCGCGGCATCGTCGGTGTATGCGACGTTCACAATAAACGTGTTGGGGACAAGCCTGACGGAAAGATTCTTCGAGAAAACCGGCAGATATGCGTCGGCCGGCTGCGGACGGTGCGCCTTCCATTGCGGGTCATTCATTGCCGCAAGCATCACGCCGTCGCTGTGAAGATTGCCGACAACGGTTGTTATATATTCCTTCCACTGACTCATTCCTCGATCAGCATCATCCGGCGATTTGACGATCGGATCGATTTCGAACGAACCGACCGACTGATATATTTTCGGAGCCTGTACCGCCTGTACCTGCGATCTTGGTTTACAGCCGATGCAGTGCGGCAGTGCGATGGCGCTGGCTAAAGCCGCGACAATCGCAGTCCAACTAAAATGATGGAAGAGGGCGCGGTTTGACGGCAAGCGGCATGTGGTCATGTTCACCCCTGTTTACCAACCGCTGGGATGCGCAGTGTCAAACGATTATTGAGCCGGCCGGGACTCGAACCCGGGACCCTCGCATTAAAAGATAAGGGCGTCGATTCTCATAATGAGTTTGCCGCCATTAACTTATCAGAAGAGTGGGCAAGGCAGCAAAGCGAAATGAGTATCGCGCCAAAATCTCCGCAATTTCCCGACTGAAACCAGAAACAGAATTCAACGAAAGCCGACTTGAGCCGACATCGGCACAACTCGCACATTAGGAAACGCCAATGGCATTTGATCTTTCCAGCATCAAGAGCGGCCGAGAATCCAAGCCGCCGCGAGTGATTATCGCATCGCCTGAGAAGATCGGCAAGAGCACGTTCGCGGCAGCATTCCCCGATCCGATCCTACTGCCGATTGTCAACGAAACCGGCATCGACGAAATCGACGGCAAGAAGGCCCCGGTGTCTGTCGCGTTCAAGGGCGCAAATTCCATCCTCGAAAAGCTCGAATGGCTCGCCACGGCGGAGCACGAATTTAAGACCGTCGTTATCGACAGCCTGACAACCCTGGAACCGCTCGTTCACGTCGAAACGTGCAAGCGGTACGGCGTCGATTCCATTGAACTTGTCCTCAAGGGGTTCGGCAAGGGATACATCGAAGCCTGCACCGATTGGCGGGACTTGCAGGCACCATTGGACTATCTCCGCGACAATCGCGGCATTGGCTGCGTGCTGACAACTCACATCAAGCTGAAAAAGTTCAACGACCCGATGGCCGCTGAGCCGTACGACGCGTACACGCTGAGTCTCAACGATCTCGCCGCCGAGCAGCTTTCGCGATGGGCCGATTGCGTGTTGTTCGCCAACATCAAAACCTACTCAAGCAAGGTCGGGGAAAAGGGCGGTCAAAAGATCGTACACGCCACCGGCAACGGGGAACGAAAGCTGTACACCGAAAAACGCGGGTCGCATCCCGGCGGTTGCCGTCGCTCGCTTCCCTACGAACTGCCGTTCACCTATGCCGCCTTTGCCGACGCGTACGCGAAGGCATCGGCCGGCGTTCCCAAGTAACCCAACGAAAGGTTATTCATGCTTTGGGCATGAAGTTTCCGCGCGCAAGCATTCAACTGTCACCATTTAAATTGCGACGCCGCAATTACCGAAATGCGAGCCGGCGTGTCCCGGCATTGGAGAATCTATATGCCTGATTTTGACTGCGATGTTGACGCGAAGCCGGTTTCGTTCGACCCGATCCCGGTTGACATTTACCCTATGGCCGTCACGGAATCCGACGTTAAAGATGTCGGCGGCGGGAAGCAACTCGTTGTGGAGTTGATCGTTCTTGAAGGCCCGCATGCCGGCCGGAAAATTTTCGACCGCATGTGGACCCGCCACACCAACGCCAAGGCTGCATCTGTCGGCCAGGGGCAAATTGCGGCGTTGCGAGCGGCGACGGGCGTACGTAACCCGAAGGCATCGGAAGAGTTCCATAATATCCCGATGAAGGTCAAGGTAAAAATCAAGCCGGCCGGCAATGACAGCAAGGGAATTTACCGCGAAGCACAAAATGAAGTCGCCGCATACATTGCCGCCGGCCAAGTTGTACCGTCGCAACCCGCCGCGCCGTCGCCTGCACCGCAACCGCCCCAACAGTCGGCCCCGGCGAATAAGTTGCCGTGGCAGAAATAAACAATCCGAGCGTCACGTTTAAACAACATTTCACTTTTTTTTGGAGATTCGCACATGGGCAAGAAATCGAGCAAGTCCGCACCTGTTCCGCCGGCCAATGAAGTTGAGCCGGACGGCAATGTTGCCGAAGCTACGCCACCGCAGCCTCGCCAGCGTAAGCAGCGAAAAAAGAGCGTGTTTATCCTGGAGAAATACGTCAATGCCGGCGGCGAAGGCAACCCCGGCGTGATTGATGCCTGGGTGAACGCGACCCCCGGCAACACATTCGAGGATCGGCGAAGCGCCGAAGCGTACCCGCTGGCAAACAAGATGGCCGGCGCCTTCCGCGCCGTCGCCAGCCCCGATCAATTCACAATCGCGATTGTGACTGACACCATCGCCAAGCGTTCGTAATCCCCGCCTTCCGGCAACCTGTCGCCGCGTCGAAAGTCGCGGCGATGGAATATGAAAACAAAAACATTTATGGCGTGGGCAGTCAAATGCGGCAGCGGCTTTGGAAAAAATCTTCGCGGCAATCCCAATCTTTATAGCACGCGAAGGCAAGCAGGGCTTTGGGGCCATACAGCTAAAAGCCTTGTACGCGTCTTCGTAACTATCCGGGAGGTAGACAAATGACGCAAAAGGAATTTGCGGCGGAATTAAAGGCGAAACGCAAAGGATCGCGGAAAGCGTACCAGTCGCGCCGCAAATTACAAAGGGAGTCCAATGCCGCCACTGCCAGACGAGACGACGATACCCGCGACAGTGCGAGCGATATACGCGACGTACGAGGCAAAGCGTGAAGGCCCCCGCCGATACCTGGGCGCTTCGGTAGTCGGCAAGCCGTGCCATCGTGCATTGTGGTACGACTTCCGTTGGGCCGGCAGCGAAGAGTTTGACGGCCGCATGTTGCGACTGTTTGAAACCGGCAATATAGAAGAGGCGCGAATCATTCGCAACCTTCGCGAAATTGGTTGCGAAGTTCACGAATTCTTGCCGGGCACAAACGTGCAAATCGGCGTCGTCGCCCTGGGCGGTCACTTTCGCGGCCACCTTGACGGCACGGTATTGGGTTTGCCCGAAGCGCCAAAAACTTGGCATGTTCTGGAAGCTAAGACGCACAACGAAAAGTCGTTTAAGCAGCTTGAATCAAAAGGCGTGCAGGTTTCCAAGCCCGAACACTTCGCACAAATGCAAGTGTATATGCACCTGACCGCCTTGACGCGTGCCGTGTATGTTGCCGTCAATAAAAATACGAGCGAAGTATATGTCGAACGCGTTCACTATGATTTCAATGTCGCGTCACGGATTATCGCATCGGCGAAATCGATAATTGAAGCAAAGTCGCCGCCGGTAAAAATTGGCGGGCCGAGTTCTTTTGATTGCAAGTTCTGCCATCATCATGCGCGTTGCCATCGACCGACCGAAGGCCCGGCCGTTCCGGTCAATGTGAACTGCCGAACGTGTTGCCATGCTACGCCGATCATTGAAGACGGCAACGACGGGCCATGGAAATGCGAGAAGTTCGGCAAGGTTCTATCCGAGCAAGAGCAGGCGGCGGCCTGCGATCATCATATTTACATTCCCGACTTCATCACTTTTGCCAAACCGATTGACGGCACGGACGGCGAAGTTGTCTATAGGAATGACGACGACAATCAAGAATGGATGAACGGCATTTCGTCTAATGCTTATTCATCCGCCGAACTGGCAACACTCAATGTCGGCACTGTCGGCGATCCGGCGATATCGGCGGTAAAACTGACCATGGGCGGGAAGGTTATCCAAGACTGTCCCTTTTAAATCATGAGAATATTAGACAGAACCGAGCAAGGCGAGCCGGAATCAGACCGCGTCTTGCATGGCCCGCTGCAATCTCGCCCCGGCCTCGAAACTGATATCAAGTTGCACGCGAAAAGAATCGCGGCCCTGGGACTCTGCGGCGAACAACCAAACCCCGTACACATTGTGCATTATGGGAAGGCGAAAAAAGCTAAATCCCGGACTCGCCTTGCGCGTCGGAATTAATCGCGATCTTATCTCACGGTTGCTTTCGCGATCCGTCGTATGTCCGCTGAATGGTTGCTGGCTTTGGCAGGGACCGCCAGACGAAAACGGCTACGGGCGTATCAGTGTGAAGGGGCGAAAGACGGGCGTGCATCGGGCAAGCTACGCAGCGTTTAAACGGGACATTCGCGACAACGAAGACATAGATCACTTTTTGCATTGCTCGCACGCGTGCATCAACCCTGAGCATTTGCGAGCAACGACACGGTTACGTAATTCCATAGACGGGGCAAGACACAGAGTTGAACGATTACCGGAAGCACCATTTTGAAAGGAAGAATATGTTTGAAGGACATCACGCGAGCGTTGAAATTTTATCGCATTCGGAACAGATCGGACAGATTCACAAGATTTGCGACGATCATTTGATTCCGCAGGATCATGGCGAAGGGGCGGTCGTTCGCGTGTCATACATGGCGTTGCGGCTAACTACGGCGAGACAGAATCTTTTGAAGGCCGCCAATGTCCAGGACGAATTAAAGAATCTGCTGAAGGACGCTCGCACAATCCGCGACGGCTGGCGATCAACGTCGGAAGAGCAATCGAAATTAATCCTTATTTTTAAAAAGCAAGCCGAAGAGCTTTCCGACGAAAAAGCTGCCCTGTCAAAAGCCGTTGACTATTGGCAGGCCGAAACACTCAAGGCAAGACGAAACGCGGCCCAATTGCAGGCACGTTTAAACACGGCAGAGCAAATCATCGGCGCGCACGTTATCACCAATACCCCTTCGATGAATTAACCATGATCCCTCGCGATTACCAACAATCCGCAATCGACGCGATCGACTATCATCTACGGTCGATCGCGTCGAATCCGTGCGTCGTCATTCCGACCGGGGGAGGAAAATCGCCAGTAATGGCATGGGTTTGTAAAAACTATGTGGAGCAATACAACTGCCGAATCATAGTTCTTGCACACGTTAAAGAGCTTGTCGCACAGAACGCCGACAAGATGCGCGCGATTTGGCCGCAAGCTCCCATCGGCGTTTATTCCGCCGGCCTCGGCTCGCGGGATATGAATTATAGTATCACGTTCGCCGGCATTCAGAGCGTGTACAAAAAGGCGTGCGAGTTCCCGCCGTTCGATCTTATCGTTGTCGATGAAGCCCACCGCATACCGCTGGCAGACGCCGGCCAATATCGGCAATTCATTCGCGACGCAAAACTATGCAACCCGAAAGTCCGCGTTGCCGGATTCACCGCCACGGCGTATCGCCTGGATGGCGGCTCGATCTGCCATCCGGATTTCATACTCAACGATATTTGTTACGAAGCGAATGTCAAAGATTTGATCTTAGCCGGCCATCTATGCAAGCTTCGCACAAAGCTAGGCGAAAATTCCGTTGACGCCAGCGGCGTGAAAAAGTCCGGCGGCGACTTTAACAAAGCTGCGCTCGCGGCGGCGGCAATGCCGGACGCAAAAGTTGACGGCATTGCCAGCGAACTTGCGTCAATTCTCTTTCGCGAAAACCGGCAGAGCGCGATTGTTTTTTGCGTCACGGTCGAACACGCCGAAGCAATGAGCCGAGCATTGGCCGGCTATGGCATCGACGCGCCGACGATCCATGAAAAGACATCGACGGAATTACGCCGATATAGAGGGGAGGCATTCAAGGCGGGGAAGATTCGCGCGCTGGTCAATGTCAACGTTCTATCTGAGGGCTTCGATGCTCAGCGGGTCGATTGTGTCGCCATGATTCGCCCCACCGCCAGCAAGGGGCTTTACTATCAACAGGTCGGGCGGGGACTGCGAACGCACGCGAGCAAATCAGACTGCCTTGTCCTGGACTTTGCCGGCAACATCTTTCGGCACGGACCGATTGACGTGCTGGAAGGCGAGACACCGCACAATCATGTTTGCAGCGGATGTAATGAAGTCTTCCCGAAGATCATCGGCAAGTGTCCACAATGCGGCGAGATTGTTCCGCCACCTACACCGGCAGAACTGGAAGCAAAAGAACGTGCCGAGCGTGAGATTCCCGACGATCCAAAGGCACGCGCCGAAGTCGCAATCGTGACAGATGGCAAGCCGTGGGAAGTGCCGGTCGAATCAGTCACTGTCAACGTTCATCGCAAAGAGGGAAAGCCGCCAACGCTATGCGTTACGTACGTCAACAATCTGCAATCTCATCGCGAGTGGATTTGCTTTGAACACGCGGGATACGCCGGGCACCTTGCGGCGGGTTGGTGGAAGGCTCGATTCGCTACACCTGTCCCCAAAACTGCCGAACAAGCAATGAACGAAAATCTTTTCCTAGAACAGAACCTGCTTGAAATGACGGAAAGCATAACGGTCAAACAAGATGGAAGATACACAAGAGTGGACGGGGTTAAGCTCAGAAAAGGGATCAAGGCGTTTAGCGTTTAAACGCCTCATCATTCCACCCGCGTCTTTGCAAATCATCGATCAAGCCATTGCGGAAGGTCGGCACACGCCGGCAGAGCAATGGCCGGGCGTGGTTTGTGAGGGATGCCGGGAATTCAGGCCGCAATATTGGGCGAATCTTTCCGGCGAAGTCTTTTGCCGGGAATGCACGCCGGAAGGAAACCGTTGAATTATTACAACGAATTCGACCCGCACGCGGCACAATGGTTGCGAAACTTAATCGGGGTGGGGCTTATCCCGCCGGGGCATGTTGACGAGCGATCCATCAAAGAGGTAAAGCCGGATGATCTTATCGGATACAACCAATGTCATTTCTTCGCCGGTATCGGCGGCTGGCCTCTTGCTCTGCAATTCGCCGGGTGGCCGACTGACAGACCTGTTTGGACGGGAAGCTGTCCGTGCCAGCCGTTCAGTTGTTCCGGCAAGAAAAAAGGCTTTGCCGACGAACGGCACTTGTGGCCGGAACTTTACAGGCTCGTCGGAGAATGCAAGCCTGCAATCGCGTTTGGAGAACAGGTTGCGTCAAAGGATGGCCGTCTATGGCTCAGTGGAGTACGTGACGACTTGGAAGCATTGGCCTATGAAGTCGGGGCGGCCGATTTGTGCGCTGCGGGCATCGCGTCGCCGCACATCAGGCAAAGAATTTATTGGATGGCCTATACACCACAAGTTCACGACAAGCAAGGCGGGAAAACGCCGGAACAAATTGCGCGGCGTCTCGAATTTGAACGAAGCCTGTCAGCTTGTGGGTTGGCCGTCGCCGAAAGCCAGCGACACGACGGGAGCGAAACAGCCGCAGAACCGCATGGGCGGATTGGACTTGAAGGGCGCGGCGCAGCTAGTCCCGGCTGGCTGGGCGACTCCAGCCAGCCGGGACTACAAAGACACGCCGGGAATGTCGGCAACGGGAATAAATCCGGACGGATCGATTCGCAATCGGTTGGACCAACTGCCGCGCCAAATTGGGATGATTATCGAGTCCTCAAATGCACAGACGGGAAATCCCGCCGCGCGAGTTCTCAACCCGACTCATTCCCGTTGGTTGATGGGATTCCCCGAAAATTGGGACACATCAAGCCAGAACTTCACAGAATGGGTATCAATCTTAAATCTGCTAAGGCAAATCGAACTATCCGCCTCAAGGGATACGGCAATGCAATCGTCCCTCCCTTAGCAGCGGAATTCATTCTTGCCGGCATGGAAGCAATCGGAGAATAAATGCAAATGATCGATTGGGCAATTGCCTACGCGTCTTTGGGCTGGCGAGTCTTTCCACTTCAACCAAAATCAAAGCTGCCATTTCCCGGCAGTCGCGCCGTGCATGATGCGACCACAAACGAGCAAATAATCCGGGCGTGGTGGGGTCGCACGCCAACGGCCAGCATCGCCATTGCGACCGGCAAGATAATCGACGTGGTCGATCTGGATGTTGCGCGCGATGGATTAGAAACGTATGCAAACCTTTCCGGCGTTAATATTCATGTCGGCCCCACAGTCAAAACCGGGACGGGTGGAAGCCACTTATATTTCACGGCCAGCGGCGTTGCGAACACTCGCGACAAAGTCGGCCCCGGCGTTGAAACCAGCGGCGAAGATCGGTACGTCATTGCCCCGCCGTCGATTCATCCAAACGGCCGGCCATATGAATGGATTATATCGCCCGACGCACCGTTAGTCGCAATGCCGGCGTATCTCATTCCGCCGCCGGGCAACCTATCCGGGCAAATCGACGTTGGGGCGACGTCAGGGCAGTTGCCGCAAGCCGATGCGTTTAAACGTTGCATGGCGTACCTGGAAACCGTCGAGCCGGCCATATCAGGTAGTGGCGGCCACAACGCAACATTCCGGGCCGCGTGCGAGTGCTACCGTTTCGGCTTGGCCGAGTCAGAAGCCTGGAACGCGTTGCTATGGTTCAACGCAAACAAATGTCAGCCGGCATGGAACGAAAAAGAACTGCGGCACAAGTTGCGGCAGGCAAAAAAGCAAGTCGATGGCGATGGAACATTCGCCAGCAAATTGGAGGAACATGGACCCGACACATATAGCGAGAGTACAGGACGAGAACACGCAAATGCGACGCGAGCGGATGCAGCGGATGCGCCGGATAGCGACGCAACAGGCCGAAGCGGAGGCATGGTTCCCCCGAAACCCATTGCCGCCCCGCCGCACTTACTGCAATGCCCCGGCACGGTTGGAGAAATCGCCGCGTGGATCAACGCCACCGCGTATAAGCCGCAACCGATCTTGGCTCTTGCGAATTCTCTGGCTTTTTTCGGCGCTGTAATCGGCCGCAAGGTTCGCACGCCAACAGACCTTCGCACAAATCTGTATTGCCTGGGCGTCGGCGAATCGGGCTGCGGAAAGGATCACAGCCGCAAGGCAATTAAGATGATTTGTACCGCTGCCGGATTGCTTGACGATCCGGATGGAAAGTCGTTCGGCATACTCAGCGGTGAAGACGTTAGCAGTGACGGGGCAATCGGCAACGCCGTACAAAAGCGAAACAGCACGCTATTCCAGCTTGACGAGATCGGCCACTTTTTGGGAAACGCAAACAGCAAATTTGCGTCGCCGCATTTAAAGGCAGTTGTCCCCGAATTTATGAAGCTGTTTTCGTCGGCGAACACAAAGTACCTGGGCAAGGAATACGCCAAGGGCCGCGACCGTCACGACATTGACGAGCCGAATGTTTGCCTGTACGGAACGACAGTTCCGAGCCGGCTATACGACGGCATTGGCCCGGCGGAAATCGCGGACGGGCTTTTGGCCCGCATGATCGTTTTCAATTCTGACAATCCCGACCCCGAGCCGCAGGATATCGGAATCGCTTCCGTGCCCGATTCGATTCGCATCATGGTTGAAACATGGTTCACGCGAAAACTTGAGGCGAACGCAAAATACAATTTGATGCCGGACCAAATTACAACCGTGCCATTCAACGACGAAGCAGA